CTCTCGACGTTCTGCACCAGCGAGGATCACGCCGTCAAGGTTGGCGCCTACATCCTGGCCAAGCGGCTTTACACCACGCACACCATCAGGTTTGCAGCCAGGCCGCAGGAGCACAACACACTGATCAGCGCTGGCGACATTATCCGCGTGCGACTGGAGCGTGACAACACCACCTACGCCAACTCGGTGCATGACTACCTCTACCAGGTGGAGCGCATCACCAAGACACTGGCGGGTGATGTGAGCTATGAGGCCACGCACTTCCCGATCGACGACCAAGGCCGCAGCCTGATCGCGCTGGATGTGGCTGCTGCTGTCGGCACCGGCATCATCTTGCCAAGCGGCCGCACCGGCGTCAGTTGTGATGTGAACTCCAGCAGCGATAACACCATCCCCGCTGAGACGTTCACGGACGCCGATGGTGGTGACCCATTGGAGCTATCCCCCAGCGGCGGCGGGCTGGGCTTTGATGATTCAGCGCCAACTGGCGACACCGGCAATGCTGATGACGGGTTGGATGCTCCTGCGTTCCAAATGCAAGCATCGCCATTTTCGGCCACGCCGCCAGCTGGCTCATTCATTGCTCCAGCGACCGGCCCCTGCGGCGCAGCCGGTGTAGCTGTTGTTGATTGGTACGAGAATGGTGTACTGGTAGCAAGTGTTGACTACACAGGCGGTACTCCTGTTTATACGTTCCCCGCAGGCGCCAACAGTTCACCGACGTTCTTCCCTGCGTCTGCTCTTGGCCCCTATGCGATCGTCCTGCAAGTGGGCGATGGCCCACTGATCACATCAGTGGTTACCTGCAACAATGGCATCCAAGTTTCAAGTGGCGCCACCGTTGGCTCTGGCGTGGTTAGCAGAAATTACGCGTGGCAAATACTGCAATTTGGAACATGGATAGATGGCTCCTATGTTAGCAAAACGTATCCGCCCTACATGGGAGATGGGCCTAGCGGCACGCGAGTTGTTTATTGTTATGACCCGGCGCTTGGCGGCTGGTTTTTTGGCGCACAAGGCCCACCTGAGTACATAGATGCGCTGCGGATTAGCGGGGTTACATAACCATGGCAGTATTCCCGACCCTTACGCCAGCCACCCGCGCCTTCACGCCAGGCGAATATCCGCACACGCCGTTCAGCACGTATAACGGCCTGCAGAATCGCGTGCGCCACAGCAATGTGATGCTGAGCAGCTCGGTGCGGCTGAGCTTCATCGCCTTGGCTGAAGCTGACATGCTTAGCATCCTCAGCCACTATCAAGGCCAGTTCGGCAGCTTTGAGAGCTTCACGCTGCCGTCCAGCATCTGGAGCGGCGTCACCACCATCAGCGACTACGAACTGACCAGTTACCGCTGGAGATACACGGACCCGCCATCCGTGGATGACGTCTACTGCGGGCGCTATAACGTCGAGCTGGCGCTTGAAACCGTGCCGCCTGATGGTGCGTTTGCCAGTGGCACTGAGCTGGCCGTAATCATCACGCTGGCACCTGGAGCTGCTGTGACCACCAACGGCCTGCAGCAGAGCATTACGATCACCTTGGCAGGTGGCGCAGCTTCTGTGATTGCTGATGGCGGCGGTTACGACTTCTCTTCATTCCTATACTGGGATGAAGACCCTTACACCGCCTGGGACTGATTCATGGCAGCTCCCAACATCAAGAGCGGCAGCTCCGTCACAACAGTTACTGGCAAGACCGTGGGTTATGCCGTCACTACCTCGATGGCTGCAGCGCTGAGCAACGCCGCCAGCAGCGGCAAGGTACTGAAGATCAACTCGGTGTACTGCGCCAACGTGGATGGCAGCGCAGCAGCTGACATCAGCCTAGAGCACTACAACGGCACGACGGGGTTTGCGATCGGCAAGACCATCGCCGTACCAGCTGACGCCACTCAGGTGCTGGTCACCCGCGAGGCTTACATCTACCTAGAAGAAGGCCACAGCCTCCGCGCCCAAGCCAGCGCCGCCGGCGACCTGGAGCTGGTCATCAGCTACGAGGATATCAGCTGATGCTCGGCTTCAACGGCGGCTTAATGGGCGTTCGGCGCACGCCGACAACCAGCGCAGCAACCGGGCTGTGGTTTCAGAATGAGCAGAGCGTGGCGCAGCGGGCTGCAGTCTGGCCAATTTCTGGAGGCATCGCAGGGCTTAATCCAGCTCTCTGGTACGACTTCGCAGATGAGTCAACTGTCACAACATCAAGCGGACAGATTACGCAGATCACAGACAAAGGAAGCCTTGGCCGTACATTGACTGCCAGTGCTACAGGACCAACTTACGCAACAACAATTAACGGCTACAAGGTGTCAGATTGGGGCACCAGTGCTCATAGCAACTACTTGCGCAATACCGATTCCACGGGATTTACCGTTGAAGAAATCTACTGCGTAGCAGACAGCAGCGAAACCAGCAGCATTACAAACTCAGGATTGCTTGGTAGCTATACGGACGTTGCCAAGACAATCCTTATGAACGGGTCAGGTACAGGCTTTGAGGGGCCACTTGGTGGAGACTACTACATAGATCGAGTCTTTTTGAATGGTGGCACAACAGATAGATACTCCAATGTGTTTTCAGAAATTGCAAGCCCTTGCATCTTGCGAATGCTTGATACGCGTGGGGCCATCACTGGAACGACCGGAGGATTCCAAATTGGAAGGGATCGCGGAAACGGCAACCGTGGCTGGCGCGGCCTGATCGCTGAAGTTGTCTGCTTCTCTTCCGTATTGGGCAGCGGTGATCGGGCAGTAGTACAAAACGCGCTTGCTTCTAAATGGGGCATCACGCTGGTCTGACCATGCTCTACTCCCACAACGCCACCCTTCCAGCACCTCTGCCGCATCGCATCCGCTTTGCGGACGGCAGCACCCGCACCGACAGCAGCACCTTCACGCCTGACGAGCTGGAGCGTGCCGGGTACAGCGGCCCTTACCAGCGCCCCGAGTGCAGCCCCAAGCTGGAGACCATCGACTGGGACGGCACGCAGTTCCTGGTGCGCCCCTACAACTTCGACGAGCTGCAGGCGCAGTACGCCAAGGTCCGCCAGCAGCGCATCCAGCTGCTCAAGGCCAGCGACTGGACGCAGATTGCCGACTACGACCTCGGCGCTGATCGTGAAGCTTGGGCCGCCTACCGCCAGGCACTGCGCGACCTGGCCGATGCGCCCAACCCGTTTGACATCACCTGGCCACAGCCGCCTGCCATCTCGGCAGAATGAATCCATCTGAGCATCAACTATGGCCAGCCTGATCTACAACTCAGCCGTTGATGACATGGCCCGTGGTGCCATCGACTTCGACACTGACACCTTCAAGGTGATGCTGGTCTCATCGGCCTACAGTCCAAACAAGGACACGCACGACAAGCGTGATGATGTCACGAATGAAGTGAGTGGCACCGGCTACACCGCTGGCGGCGTCACCAGCGCCTGCACCGTCACCAAGGACACCGCCAACGATCGCGTCACCCTCAGCTTTGCGGCTGTGAACTGGGCCAGCAGCACCATCACCGCCAGGGCTGCTGTGATCTACAAATCACGCGGCGGCGCGGCATCTAGCGATGAGCTGGTCTGCTACGTGGACTTTGGCGCCGATGTTTCGAGCAGCTCTGCAACTTTTAGTCTGGGCAGCAGCGTCATCACGCTGCAGAACTGATGGCCACCTTCCCGGCACTGGAGCCGGCCACGCGCCGCTACAGCATGGGCACCTTCCCCGTCACCGAGGAGAAGGGCTTCGGTGGTGGCAGCATCCGCTTCCGGCATGGCACCACTGCCTACAGCCACATCCTTGAACTGAGCTTCGCTGCACTGACGCAAGCACAGGCCAAGCTGCTGCGTGATCACTACCGCGAGCAACAGGGCGGCTACATCGCATTCCCGCTCAGCACTGAAGCATGGGCCGGGCACACCAGCTTCACCGATCTGGTGCCAACCTCCACGCACTGGCGCTACGCCGCACAGCCGCAGGAAGATCATTTAACCGCCGGCTATGTGAACGTCTCAATCAGCCTGATCAGCGTGCCGGCTGTGGTCGCCGCAGCATCTGCCGGCCTGGCCTCCACAGTCACAGCCACCCTGGCTGGTGGCGCAGCATCGGGTAGCTAACCTGAGATAGCGATTCACGCCAGCTATGGCACCCACACCAGAAGACATCACGAGCATTGCCGTAGCGCTGCTGGCTGGCTCTGAACTGCTGGCAATCGTGCCTGGCGTTCGCGCTAACAGCTGGACCCAGCTGATCCTCGGCGCACTGCGTGGCATTGCATCCCGCAAGCGGTGACTGAGCCAACGCACGGCGAGATCCTGCGTGCCATTGGCGTGCTGGAAGGCCAGCTCAAACAGCTGCTGGATGCCGCCATCTCAGACAAGACCGAGCGGAGCGGATTGGGCGTCCGCGTTGGCCGACTGGAGACGCGCATGGCGCAGGTGGTCATCCT